CCACCCACCAGCCCCGGGGCGCCGGCGGCGCCGCGCGGCGCACCGCCGACGCCTGGCAGCCCCCAACCCCGATCCCGCCCACCGTCGCCGAGCTCCGCCAGCAGGGCCTGCTCCCGCCCCTGCGGGCGGTGAGCGACCCGTGAACCTCCACCGCCTCCCGCCCGTGCTCGTCGTCTGCCCCAACGGCTGCTGCGCCCACCTCGAGCGCGACGCCCTCGCCCTCATCCGCGACGACGGCACACCCGCAGTACTCCTCACGTTCCGCCGCCCCGTCCAGTTCTCGATCAGCTAGGAGCCCTCATGCCCGAGCCCAGCCCCGACCGCTGCGGCGAGCCCGAGTTCGCGATCGCGGCCGGCGGCTTCCTTCTCGTCGTGGTCGGTCTCGCGATCGCTTGGGCCTGCTGGGGGTCCCGGTGACCAGCAGCCCTCGCTGCTGATGCCGGCGATCCCGGGCGCTCGCCGGCTGCAGGGCGAGGGCGCCCCGCGCCAGAGGTTCGCCTGGTACTGCCCCCACGGCTGCAAGCCCCTCAACGAGCCCATGGGCCACGAACAGAACCCGAAGGCCGCGGAGTCCGCCGGGCTCAGGCACTTCTACGACCACCACGACCACCCGAAGGAGCCCACAAGGTGACCAGCCGGCGACGCGACCCGCGCCTCTGCCGCCACGACCAGGACCGCGGCGACTGCACGCGCTGCCGCCGCGCACTCGTCGTGCAGGACATCGCCGTCGTCGCCGACGAGCTCACCACAGCCATCAGGACCAGCACCCTGGTCCCCACCGCCGCCGTGCCCGGATACGAGCCGCCGAAGGGCGCCAAAGCCCCCGCCAAGGTCAGGCACTCCACCAGCGACGCAGGCCTGCTCGACCAGCTCGAAGCAGCGGCCGGCGTCCGACCCACACGCGGGCACCACTCGCAGCCGGTCGACAGCCCCCAACTCATCGAAGCCGCCCGCATCCGCGGACCCCGCTACGGCAGCGACATCACCAGCGGCAGCAAGCCCGGGTCCAGGCCCCCCGCAAGCCTCCACGCCCTCGACACCCTCACGGAGATCAGCACCGGCATCCGACAACTGCGACAGACCACAGCCTCCAAGGCCGGCCTCATCGGCGGCTGGACCCGAGCCACCATGCGCCACGAGCTCGACCGACTCGCCTGGCTCGCCGGCTCCTACTGGCCCAACGACACACCCCGCGTCAACGACGACCAGGCCCACCGAATCCTGCGCGAGCTGCGAGGCCACGCCACCACCGCACGAGTCGCCCTGTCCTACCTCGCCCCCGTCGTCGCCCTCCAGGTCCGCTGCCCCGACTGCGACGGCGAGCTCCACGTCCGAGCCGACGCCACCAGCGACGTGTGGTGCACCGGCCGCCTCACCCTCGAAGGCCCCGCCGTCGCCCCCACCGCGCCCTGGCCCATCGGCACCGTTCCCTGCCCCAACCGCTGGGCCCGCATCACCTGGATCGACCTGCTCGACCAGAAGGCCAACTGATGCCCGACCGCGTCCTGGCAGACACAGCCAGCGCAGCCGCGTTCGCAGGCGTCGAACCCGACACCGTCCACCAGTGGGCCAGCCGCGGCCTCATCCGCCGCTACGGCACCAGCGGCCGCCGCCTGTTCGACCTCCGAGAGATCGCCTCCCTACGCGCCGACACGCCTGCCGTTCCGGTGGAACTGGTCCAGGACGACTGACCTGTGTCAGGATTTCTGCCAGCAGGACCCGTATGCCCAGGACAGGGCAGCGGGTCCTTACGCATGCGGGAGGCGACATGGCTCGCGCCAAGCGCGTCTGCCCCAGCAAGGGCTGCACCAACCTCACGGACGGCGGCCGCTGCGCCGACTGCGCCCGCGCCGCCGACCGGGCCCGAGGCACCGCGTCCCAGCGCGGGTACCGAGGCCGCGGCCACACCCGCCGCTTCCGCCTCGGCGTCCTGCACCGCGACCGACTCTGCGTGCTCCACCTCGAGCAGGGCCTGCCCGTGCCGGCCACCGTCGCCGACCACTGGCCCCGCTCGAGGCGCGAGCTCCTCGAGCTCGGCCTCGACCCCAACGACCCGGCCCACGGCCGCGGCCTGTGCACCGCGTGCCACAACCGGGAGACCGCAGCGCACCAGCCCGGCGGCTGGAACACCCCAGGGGGGTGACCCCTCCCCCCTGTGGAGGGCGGGACCGCCGGGGAGGGCTCGCACTGGTGCGGAGGGTTCAGAACTTCCGGGGTCCCCCCGGTTCCGCCGCGGCGCGCGAGGCGCCGCGGATCGACGCGACGCGATGCCGCGCAGGGAGTGATCGACGATGGCGAAGGGTGGAGCACGCAACCGGTCCGGCCCACCGAAGCAGGAGGACTCCGCCCGGTCCGAGGCGCTCGGCTTCGAGCTGACCGCGCTGCCGGCGAAGGGCTACACCGGCCGGATCCCGAAGTTCCCCCTCCCGCCGCGGATGGTCTACGCGCAGTACTGGGCCGACGGCGAGCGCGTCGTCGAGCTCGACGTGTCGGCCAGCGACCACGTCGCCGACCGCGAGCGCGAGCTGTGGGCGTGGGCGTGGCGGACACCGCAGGCGTGCGCCTGGTCGATGCCGTCGGAGTCGTGGCGGCTGCACACCGTCGCGATGTGGGTCCGGACGTTCGTGCTGTGCGAGTCGGCCGAGGCCACCGCCGCGGACAAGAACTCGCTGCACCGCTTCGCCGACCAGATCGGGCTCACCCCGGCCGGTCTGCGGGAGAACGGGTGGAAGGTCGCCGTCGACGAGCTCGCGCAGCAGCGTCGCAAGGCGGCACCGGCGAAGGCACCGCCTCCGCGCCAGCGCCGCCTCCGCGCGGTGAACGATGACGGCGGCCAGTGAGCCCGAGTACGTCGTCGACTTCCCCACCCTCGGGGACCTCGCCGATGCGTGGATAGAGCAGCACTGCCGCGTCCCGGACGGGTTCACCCGCGGCAAGCCGTTCGCGCTCGCGGACTGGCAGTTCTGGATCGTCGCCAACCACTACCGGGTCCGCGACGACGCCGCCTACGACCCCGACGACCCGCCCCGCAACCAGGCCTTCGTCTACCGGCGCTCCCAGATCGTCGCGCCGCAGAAGACCGGCAAGGGCCCGCTCGCCGCGGCGATCACCGCGTTCGAAGCGGTCGGGCCGTCGCAGTTCGCCGGGTGGGCCGAGGCCGACGAGGTCTACCGGTGCGCCGAGCAGGGCTGCCCCTGCGGGTGGGAGTACACCTACCTCGAGGGCGAGCCGCGCGGCGAGCGGCACCCGTCGCCCCTGATCCAGCTGACGGCGACGTCGGAGCCGCAGGTCGACAACGTCTACCGGCCACTGCGCGCGATGATCGCGCTAGGCCCGCTGGCCGAGCTGCTCGCGGTGCGCGAGGGATTCATCCGCGTCCTCGGGCGCGACGGCGGGCCGGACTTCGACCGCATCGACATCGTCACAAGCTCGGCGCAGTCGAAGCTGGGCAACCCGATCTCGTTCGCGGTGCAGGACGAGACCGGCGTCTACACCGACTCGAACAAGCTGCGCGCCGTCGCCGAGACCCAGCGCCGCGGCGCCGCCGGCATGGGCGGGCGCACGATCGAGACCACGAACGCGTGGGACCCGGCGATGAACTCCGTCGCGCAGCGGACCTACGAGTCCACGGCCAAGGACATCTTCAAGTTCTACCGGGTGCCGCCCGCGGAGCTGTCGTACCGGAACAAGCGGCAGCGGCGGAAGATCCACGAGTACGTGTACGCCGGCTCGTGGTGGGTCAACCTCGACTCGATCGAGGCCGAGGCGCTCGAGCTGATGGAGCAGGACCCCGCGCAGGCGGAGCGGTTCTACGGCAACCGCGTCGTCGCCGGCCAGGGATCGTGGCTGCCCGAGGGGCTGTGGAAGTCCCGCGAGGACGCCGCGCGCACGGTCGCCGACGGCACGCAGGTCGTGCTCGGGTTCGACGGGTCGGACAACAACGACTGGACCGCGATCCGCCTCGCGACCGCGGACGGGTACCGCTTCACCCCGACCTACGGCCCCGACAAGCGCCCGACCATCTGGAACCCCGCCGAGTGGCAGGGCTCCATCCCCCGCGGCGAGGTCCAGGCCGCCGTCGACGAGCTGTGCACCCGCTACAAGGTCGTGCTCGCCTACTGCGACCCCCGGGACTGGCAGTCCGAGATCGGCGACTGGGCGCTGCGCCACGGCGACAAGGTCTTCGTCGAGTGGGCGACCTACCGGGTCGTGCAGATGCACGACGCCCTCGACCGGGCGATGACCGACCTGACGTCGGGGCGGACACGGCACGACGCCTGCCCGATCACCGAGCTGCACGTCGCCAACGCCCGCAAGATCGCGAAGCCCGGGCAGCGCTACATCCTCGGCAAGCCCGCCGACCACCAGAAGATCGACGCCGCCATGGCCGACGTGCTGGCCTCCGAGGCCGCCGCCGACGCCGTCGCCGGGAAGAAGTTCCGCGCGCGCCGCCGCCGCGTCACCGTGCACCGCTGACCAGGGAAGGAGAGACCCGTGACCGAGCCGGCCGCCGAGTCGACCCTCCCCAGCGACGCGAGCATCAACGCGCTCCTGGACAAGCTCAAGGTCCAGGCCGCGAACGCGAAGAAGTGGATCGCCTACTACGAGGGCAACCAGCCCCTGTCCTACCTCGCCCCCGAGCTCGCCCGCGAGATGGACGAGCGGATCCGCCCCGTCATCGTGAACTGGCCCGAGCTCGTCGTCGACTCCCTCGAGGAGCGCCTCGACATCGAGGGGTTCCGGCTCCCCGGCGTCGACAAGCCCGACCAGCAGCTCTACCAGTGGTGGCAGGCCAACGACCTGGACAACGAGTCCGGGCAGGCCCACATCGAGGCTCTCGTCGCCGGTCTGGCGTTCGTCATCGTCGGCGCCGGCGAGGACTACCCGATCATCACCGTCGAGTCCCCGGAGCAGGTGTACTGCGAGATCGACCCGCGCACCCGCAAGGTCGCCCGTGCGATCAAGCACTGGTGCGAGGGCGACGTCGACTACGTCACCGTCTACGAGCCCGACCACACCGTGCGCCTCACCCGCGGCACCGGGTCGAACCGGTCGTGGGCGCTCGACGGCGAGGTCGACGAGCACGGCAAGGGCGAGGTCCCCGTCGTGCCGCTGGTGAACCGGCGGCGCATGATGCGCACCGGCGGCCGCTCCGAGCTCGAGTCGGTCGTCCCGATCTCCGATGCGGCGTGCAAGATCGCGACGGACATGATGGTCGCGGCCGAGTTCCACGCCATGCCGCGCCGCTGGGCCGTGAACATGTCCGAGGACGACTTCAAGGACGCCAACGGCAACCCGGTGTCGGAGTGGTCCCGCGTCGCCGGACGGGTCTGGGCGATCGAGGGCGACGGCAGCGACGCCGAGCCGAAGGTCGGGCAGTTCCCCGAGGCGCAGCTGTCCAACTTCCACCAGACCATCAACGCCCTCGCGCAGCTCACCGCGTCCGTCGCCGGCCTGCCGCCCGACTTCATGGGGCAGTCCACCGACAACCCCGCCTCCGCCGAAGCACGCCGCGCCGGCCTCGAGCGGCTCGTCAAGCGCGCCGAGCGCCGCCAGCGGACCTTCTCCGGCCCGTGGGAGCAGGTGATGCGCCTGGCCTACCTGTGGCACGTCGGCGAGCCCCCGGCCGAGATGGCCCAGCTCGAGACCGTGTGGCGCGACGCCGCCACCCCGACCCGGCAGGCCATCGCCGACGCCGCCGTCAAGCTGCTCGGCGCGCGCATCGCGACCCTGCGCCAGGCCCGCGAGGACGTCGGCTACTCCGAGACCCAGATCCAGCTCATGGAGGCCGAGGACGTCAAGGCCGTGACGCGGATCCTGGCCGGTGACCTGTCCGCGCTGGTCGGCCCCAAGCCCGTCCCCGCGCAGCCGCAGAACCCGGCGCCCGCCAGCCCGACACCGGCGTAGCCGATGGCCACGCCGGCCGAGCTCGCGGCGGCGCACCGCCGCGACGCCGAGACCGTCGTCGCACGGATCGTCGCCGCAGTACTCGCGGCGTGGGACCTCATGGACCCCGAGGACCTCGACGGGTCCTGGCTGGCGATCGCCGACCGCGTCGCGCAGCTGCTCGCCCTCGGCCAGCTGCAGGCCGCCGCCCAGGCCGCCGTGTACCTCGAGGACCAGGCCGCCGCCCAGGACCTCCCCGCAGCCGATGCCGTCGTCGACCCGCGGGCGTTCGCCGGCGTCGCCGCCGACGGCCGCGACCTCGCAACGCTGCTGCTCGGCGGCGTCATCCGCACCAAGGCCGGCCTCGCCGCCGGCATGCAGGTCCAGGAGGCCCTCCAGCACGGCGGCGCGTGGCTCGCGCTCACCACCGCGCAGGAGGTCGCGCAGGCCGGCCGCAACGCCGACCACGTCGGCCTCACCGGGCAGACAGCGCTGCGCGGGTACGTGCGGATGCTGCAGCCGCCGTCGTGCGGTCGCTGCGCGATCCTCGCCGGGAAGTGGTTCGAGTGGAACCAGGGCTTCGCCCGGCACCCGCGCTGCGACTGCGTCCACGTCCCCGCCGCCGAGTCCCGCGGCGTTCGGGACCTGCGCACCGACCCGCGCGCGATGTTCGACTCCCTCGACCCCGCCGAGCAGGCCCGCTTCGCCGGCAGCGAGGCCAGCGCGCAGGCCATCCGCGACGGCGCCGACCCCGCCCAGGTCGTCAACGTCTACAACCGCCGGAACCGGCGCACCGAGGTCGACGGCTCCACCTACGCGCCCCACAGCGGCCTGTTCACCTTCGACTTCGGCGGCCGCCGCGTGCAGTACACGAACGAGGGCGCCAACGTCACCCGCGGCCGGTACGGGCGCGCGATCGGCGAGGCCACCGGCCAGACCGACCCCGCCGCCCGGCGGGCCCGCGGCCTCGACCCGACCCCGGACCAGTTCGAGCTCGCCGACGTCCGCCGGCTCACCCCGCGGTCGATCTACGAGCTCGCCGGAGACGACCGGGCCCTCGCGGTCGACCTGCTGCGCCGCTACGGCTACCTCACCTGACCCCTCCCCACGCGAAGTGGGCGAGGCCACCACCCCGCGATGGGAGAGCACCGCATGACCGACCCGGCCCCCGCACCCGTACCCGCACCGCCTGCCCCTGCTCCCTCGGCCCCGCCCGTCCCCGCGCCCCCGGCGGGAACCTCCGGCGCGCCGGCGCCGGTGCCCGCGCCGCCGGGGACCCCGCCGGCTCCCGCCGACCCGGCGCTGCCCGCCGACCTCGGCGACGCGGGGAAGAAGGCCATCCAGGCGGAGCGCGACGCCCGCCGCCAGGCCGAGAAGGAGCGCAACGACTACGCCGCGCGCCTCAAGGAGATCGAGGACCGCGACAAGACCGAGGCCCAGAAGGCAGCCGACCGCGCGGAGGCTGCCGAGAAGGCCCTGGCCGAGATGACCACGCGCGCTCTGCGCCTGCAGATCGGCGCGGAGGTCGGCATCCCGGCCGACATGTACGAGTTCCTGACCGGCAGCGACGAGGCGTCGCTGCGCGAGCAGGCACAGAAGCTCGCCGACAGGCTCGGCGCCGCGACGGCGCCCCCGGCCCCCGGCAAGCCGAAGCCCGACCCGTCCCAGGGCGCGAGGCCCGACGGTGCTGCCCCTCCGCAGCTCACCCGCGCCGACCTGGTCGGCATGAGCCCGGAGGAGATCACGAAGGCCAAGTCCGAGGGCCGTCTCAACGACCTCCTCGGCATCAAGTAGCGGCCCCACCCCGGGCGCCGCGCCCTGACCTGAGAGGACGCCAGCCATGGCGATTCAGAACTTCATCCCCGAGGTGTGGGCCGCCGAGCTGCTGTCCAGCCTCAAGAAGGCGCTGGTCTACGGCGGCCCCGGCGTCGTCAACCGCGACTACGAGGGCGAGATCCGCGACAGCGGCGACACCGTGAAGATCACCTCGATCTCGCGGCCGACGATCGGCACCTACACCAAGGGCTCGACCGTCATCAACCCCGAGCAGCTCACCGACGCGCAGCGCCAGCTGCTCATCGACCAGAGCAAGTACTTCGCGTTCGAGATCGACGACATCGACATGCGCCAGGCCAAGAACGGCGGCGCCCTCATGACCGAGGCCGCCCAGGAGGCCGCCTACGGCCTGCGCGACGTCGCCGACTCCGTCATCGCCGGCGTCTACACCGGCGCCGCCGCCGCCAACGCGCTCGGCACGGTGTCGGTCACCACCGGCGCGCTCGCCATCACCCAGCTCATCAACCTCAAGGTGAAGCTGGACAACGCCAACGTGCCCAACGAGGGCCGCTACGTCGTGGTCCCCCCGTGGTTCCACGGCCTGCTGCTCACCGACGACCGTTTCGTGCGCGTCGACGCGTCGGGCACCAGCGAGGCGCTGCGCAACGGCATCGTCGGCCGCGCGTTCGGCTTCGACATCCTCGTGTCGAACAACGCGCCGCTCGTGACCGGCGACGACTACGCCGTCATGGCCGGCCACCCCTCGGCGATCTCCTTTGCCGAGCAGATCGTCAAGGTCGAGGCCTACCGGCCGCAGGACTCCTTCAGCGACGCGCTGAAGGGCCTGCACGTCTACGGCGTCAAGCTCGTCCGCCCGTCCGCGATCGCCACCGTGGTGGCGTCCATCACCTGACCCAGCCCGGGCCCGGACCGCGCACCGCGGTCCGGGCCCGACTGGTCCGACCCCACCACCAAGGAGAACGCTCATGCCCCGCACCGCAGTCACCGTGACCACGCTGACGCCCAACGCCGGCATCGCCGCCCCGGCCACCACGGCCATCGACCCGACCAACGGCCACTACGTGGCCTCCCCGGGCCCGCTCGAGGAGCTCTTCCTCATCATCGGCGCGACCTTCGCCGGCGCGAAGAACTACACCATCAAGGGCGGCGACAACCCGCCGGCCGACCGCACCCAGGACGTCGTCCTCGCGATCAACAACACGACCCGCTGGGTCGGGCCGTTCACCTCCGCGCAGTTCGTGCAGTCCGGCGCCGAGTCCGGCCAGCTGCACGTCGACGTCGAGGCCGGCGCCACCGGCACCATCGCCGCGGTCTACGTGCCGCGCACCGCCTGACCGACCCCCACGGCCCCCGGCGGGGCGGGAGCGCGGCCCTGAGCGCGCCCCCGCCCCGTCCCGGAAGGAGAACGCCATGAGCACCATCCGAGTCCGCGGCACCGGCGGTGCCGAGTTCGACATCGACGACCCCTTCGAGGAGCCCGACACCCGCTCCAAGGAGATCCACCGCGAGCAGCTCGCCAAGCGCGAGATCGCGCCAGTCGTCGACGTCCACGAGGACCCCGACGACAAGGACCCCGAGGACCCCGAGGACCAGGACGACGACAGCAACGAGGACGAGGACGAGGCCCTCGAGGCCCCGGCACGCAACGCCTCCGCTGCCGCCTGGCGCGAGTACGCCGAGGCCCTCGGCGCCGATCCCGCCGAGGTCGCCGACCTCGGCCGCGACGAGCTCGTCGCCCGCTTCGCCCCGCAGGCCTGAGAAGGGACACCCCATGGCCGTGCACTACGACCACATCGGCACGAACGAGGACGGGACCCCCCGCTTCCACATCTGGTCCGACAGCCCCGACGCCCACCTCGTCATGACCGGCCCCATCGTCGGCAACGTCGAGGTCGACGGGCAGCTCGTCGACGTGTCCGCCCCCTTCATCGAGGTCGACTCCCCCGAGACCGCGCTGAAGGTGTCCGACGCGATCGGGGAGCGCCACGTCCGCGAGGGCCACCCCGACTTCGTCAAGGACCCCGACCTGGACTCCCTCGGCTTCGTCCACCAGCGCAGCGACGGCGTCGTCCTGGTCAACGCCGCGGCCGCGCCCGAGACCCTCACCGCCGTCGACCGGCTCGACGTCGACGTCGTGAAGGTGGAGGCCTGACATGGCGCGCCTGGGCACCAACGGCGCGAACCGCGCCCTGAACGGCCTGGACGGCACCGGGGCGACGAACGCGATCAGCCACGTCGCGCTCCACGTCGGCGACCCCGGCACCACCGGCGCGTCGGAGAACGCCAACGCCGGCTCCTACGCCCGGCAGGCGTGCTCGTGGAACGCGGCCGCGTCGAGCGCGAAGACGAACAGCTCGGCGCTGACGTTCTCCACGCTGGGCACCATCGCTGTCACCCACTTCGGGTGCTGGGACTCCGTCACCTACGGCGGCGGCAACTACGGCATCGGCGGCGCCCTGTCCTCGAGCGTGACCGCGGCAACGATCACGGTCGCGGCGGGCGCCCTGTCCATCGGCGCGTCCTGATGCGCCGCGCCCTCGTCGCGGCCGCGGCCGCAGTACTTGTCCTCACCGGTGGCGTCACGGTCGCCGCAGCGACCAGCACCGCCCCGGCCCCGGTCACCGCCGACCAGGCCCGCGCGGCGCTGGCCTCTGCGCTGGCCTACGTCGACCAGCCAGTCCCGACGGTCACGGAGACCGTCACCGTCACCGCGCCCGCCGTCACGGTCACGGCCTCGCCCGTCCCGTCCAGCAGCCCCAGCGTCACGCCCACGGCGCCCGCCGTGACGCCGACCCCGACCCCGGCGCCCACCGGCGCTATCGGCGGGAACCGCGGCATCTACGCCCCGCCGCAGCTGACGAACCCAGTCACGATCCGGATCGCCGCGTCCGGCGGCACCTACTCGGCGCCGGCGTCCACTGACTGCATCTTCGTCGCACCGGCCGTCATCACCGGCCCGGTCACCCTGGCCGGGTGCGACGACCGGTGGCTGATCGGCGCGCAGATCGGCGGCCGCACCAGCGTCCCGTCGGGGTCCTACGACTCCCCGAACCGCGGCATCCGCCTCTCCGACGCGGGATCCAGCGACACCGGCCGGGACCACCTCGAGGGCATCCGCTTCCTCGCCGGCACCTACAACTCCGACGCGATCCAGATCGCCTTCCGCACCACCAGCAACCGCACGGTGACCCTGCAGAACATCCGCATTGAGTCGACCACCTACGGCTCCAAGGCGACCGTGCACGCCGACTCCCTGCAGGTGTGGGGCGGCCCGAAGCAGCTGCGCGTGTGGGGGCTCGTCGCCCTCGACGCCCGGTACCAGGGCGCCTACCTCGACGACGCCGACGGCCGCACCCCGCCCGCGACCGGGCCCGGGTGGGAGTTCGGCAACGTCTTCATCCGCGTCAACGGCCCGAACGCGTCCTACGCGCTCACCCAGCGTGAGGCCGCCCGCGTCGGCACCCGCAACCTCGGCCCGGTCTACACCCTCGGCTCGAAGTACCCGGCCAACAGCAACCCGGGCTACAGCTCGTGGCCGACGTCGAACCTGTTCGAGGGGCAGACCCCGCCGGTCGACTTCGTGCCCGCGTCGCTGTGGGCATCGGGCGCCTACGCGTCCCCCTGGAGCTGACGTGAGCATCTACGCCGCGGCGTTCTCCCGCGCCGGCATCAACACCGCCGACTCGGTCTACGCGAACCTGTGGAACGCGGGCTCGACGCGGATCAAGCTGTTCGAGGTCGCCGTCGGCATCGCCGTCGCCCCGACGACGGCGCCGCTGCTCTACCTCGTGCGCACCTCGGCCCGCGGCACTCAGACCGCGACCCTGGCCGGGCAGGCCCTCGACCCGGCCGATGCCGCGGCCGCCGCGACCGTCGACTCGACCTGGTCGGCCAACCCGACCAAGGCCGGCGCGATCACCGCGGCGGGCATCGTGGCCGGGGGCCTCGCGGTCACGGCCGGCGGCCTGCTCGTGTGGCAGTTCTACGACGAGCCCCTAGTCCTCGCCGCCGGCGCCGGTCTGGCGATCGCGAACGTCAACGCCTCCGGTGCCACCACTGGCACGTTCGCCGGCCATTTCAAGTGGCGCGAGTAGGCGATGGCCGCGGGCCGGCCGCTCTACCAGCGCAACGGCACCAGCCGCTACGTCGGTCCTAGGACCCTCGGCGGGGTCCGCCTCGGCCTGTACCCGACGGCCGCCGGCTCCCCGACGACTGGCACGCGGGCCCGCCCGGCGGTCGAGGACCCCGGGCCACCGCCGACCACCGTCGCTCCGTTCGCGACCGGCGAGGCCCACGTCGACGGCGGCACCACAGCCACGTTCGTGCTCCCGGCCTACGGCACCGCCGACGGCGTCCTGGTCGTCACGTCCGCGCGGTCCTCGAGCGGCAACGCCTACACCAGCACGACCGACAACAGCGGCAGCGGCACGGTCCACACCGAGCGCACGGCCGCTGGCGGAGAGGTCGCCAACGCGTCGTCCCGCCACGTCGTCACCAGTGCGCCGTGGACCGCGGCGCTGGCCGGCGCGACCGTCTCGGTCGCCTACGCCGGGTCGAACCAGACCGACGTCGCCTGGGCGATCTACGAGGGCTACGACTTCGACTCCCTGACCTCGGCCTCGTCCGGGTCGGGGTCCAGCGAGACCACGCCGGCGCACACCTCGACCACGGGCACCCCGCTCGTGCTCGGCATGGGCGGCGGCCGCGGCAACGCCGACGGCACCACCCCGACCCTCGACACCACAGCCCTCCCGTCGCCGTTCGACGGCGCCGTCGCCGGTTCCTCCACCGCCGGCGGCGCACTGCGCAACGCGCACGCGTGGATCGCCTGGGACACCACCCCCGGCGCGAGCTCGTCGATCAGCGGGGCGGTCTTCCCGCTCACCGGGTCGGTCAACTCCCGCTGGACCGCCACCCTCGCGCTCGCGCCGCTCGCCGTCGGGGGCGCGGCATCGGGCACTGCCGCGCTGGACCTGACCGCGGCCGGTGGTGCCGGGGCCGCAACGGCCTCTGCCGCAGCACTGTCGCTCGTGGCCACGGCCACCCCCGCTGCGCGCGCATCGGGAACCGCGAGCCTCAACCTCACCGCGACCGGGACCGGAGGGGCCCAGGCGGCGGGGACGGCGGCGCTCTCGCTGACCGCGACCGGCTCTGCGGCCGCTCCCGTGTCCGGCACGGCCGCCCTGTCCCTCACCGCCTCGGGAGCCGGCGCTGCAGCCGCGGCCCCGACCGCAGCGCTGACCCTCGTGGCCACGGCCACCGCTCGCGCCGCGGCCTCGGGTACCGCGGCGATCGCCCTGGCGGCGAGCGGGGCCGCGGCCGCACCGGTGACCGGGACGGTGGCACTCGACCTGACCGCCACCGGAGCGGCGAACACCACGGGCAGCCCCGCGGCAGGGACAGCCGCCCTC